CAGAGAACCCCTTTAAACACTGAGAAACACAGTAAAGTTGTACTTAAAATCATAACGTATGTTCTAAATAATTGAAAATTAAAAACTTATGCAGACTGCTTTTTCCTTGAGCAGTTTTTATTCAGGTTTTTCACGATTTCGGGCGTGAAGCCAGTCGCATAGAACTCTCCCGAGCCAAGGAGCAGCCAGTATGGGTTGATGTGGTAGTCACGGACTAGGAACTGAACCCAAGACGGACGAAAGCGACCGTAGTACTCGGTAGGCTTTTCACGCAGGGACATGATGTTCCAGCGGTTGATGCCATACCGGTCGGTTATTGTCTTCAGACCGCCTATGCAGCCATCAGCCTTCAGACGGTCGATGGCAGAGAAGAAACGAACTACTATATCCACATCAGCGGACATCAGATTTTTATCTTCCATAATCTTTCTGTTTTTGATAGGCACGACTGAAAACGCTTTCCAGCCTTGCCCGGTGGTTATTCAATCTTTGCGACCAGTCTTGCAACTGAGCCAGCGTTGGACGAGAAGTCAGCAGCCCATCCACCTCGGAAGGGGTGAGCACTTGCAGGTATTTCTCGTAGGCGAGAAGGTAATCAATTCGGCACATTCGGCATAACTAACATTACAAGGATATATCCGAGAACAGCAGCAAAGCCAAAGTATAGATAAATCTTTGCTATCTTCTCGTTTCTTGCTATTATGTAATCATCAGCTTCAACCTCAACCTTGCGCCTAGTCAATTGATGCCCATCGTATCGTTCCCCTCTCTTGTAGCGACCATCAGCGACATAGACCGCCTGCGATGTATACTGCCAGCCATAGGCGGTATGTTTATTTTTCAGCTTCCTGTAGCCAACAATCAGCAGGACAACTCCACCGATGATACTAAACATGAAACCAACAAAACCCCAAAACCAAGCAGCACCAACAGAAGGGACTATCGGCTGGATTCCTTCATCCTCTACCTTTCCAACGCTGGAAACACGACCAGCACGACCAGCAGAAACATTCCGGTGCGGTATAGAGTGAGCATCGCCATAGATGTTATTGCTGACAACACGACCAGCATCCCTTCCTACCTGATTGACAGCAGAGCGAATGAAACCCTTTGCCAGTCCATTAATGAAACTTCCCATACGCTATTTATTTAAATGATTTATATTTCTTTCGTAGAACTCATTCCAAGCCTTTTTCTTGATGAAGATGAAGAAGAGAAGCAGCCCTAGGGCGACCATCAGCAGATGGAGCGGATGGCACAAGACACCGAACCCGAAGGAACGCTGGAAGTCGATGCAGAACGAAATCAGCACTCTGTAGGTAGAGAACGCTCGATGAACCCAGCAGAAGCCATAGGCAAGGCTGACGATGATCCAGGCGATGAAGCCGAAGAGCGAGCAGTCGAATATCCACTCCGTGAGTTTTACCCGAATGCCGAACGAGAGCAGGGTGCAGTGCACCAGCATCACAAACGCACCCACTGGAGGGATAATGCCTATTATCAACCTGCTGGCTTTCCATAGCCAGCTTTTACCGAGAGCGGCAAGAAGAACCTTCTCCTTCCGCTCTATGAAATCCTCATCTTTCATCGTTACTTAGAATTTTAGTTGATATTGTACCTGGGCGAGAACTAAAGTTCACGCAGCCATTTCTGACCCGATTTAGTCTTAGACCAAATTACGAGACTGGTGCCGATAACCGCACCGATGAACATAAATAAAGTTGCTAGTTCCATAATCTAAACATTTGAATTGTTATAATTCACGCAACCACTTCTGACCTTTCTTTGATTTCAAGAAAATACCGAATGCAATGGTCATTCCCAATGCCATCACGTTAAATAACAAAAAAGCATCCATAGGCTAAAGCAAGTTATTTTGTCTAAGCCATTTTTTGCCGTTTCCAGTGAGACAGAATGCGAGGAACACCATACAAGGCACTCCCACGAACAAGAAAGCTAAATATACTCCCATAATTTATTTCTCCTTTTCCTTTTTGCCCTTTCCATCCTTTTTGTTGCTGAGTATGAGACCCACGACCAGGCAGAGGAAGGCTAGGGCGATTCCAACTATATAAATTAATACTTTATCCTCGAAATCCTTGAATAGCGAACTAATCACGACACCAGTCAAGATGTATTTCGACACATCAACGAAGTACGAGCCCAATTTTTCTATCCACATTGCGCTGCAAAGTTACTAAATTATTTTTGTCCCACAATGGCAAGCAGCGTTTTTACTTGACTTTGCAGGAACTCATTCTGTTCTCGCAGCAGTTTATTCTCAGCAGCCAAGGCTGCATCGCTACCTATTGACTGAGAAACGTTTGAACTGTTCGAGCCATTGACGTTTGAACCGAAAACAGCCTCTTCCATCTCGGCTGGTAGGGGAGGGGCACACTTGTCGATGATTTCCTTTATCTTTTGAAAGAAATCTATCTTTATAGACTTGCGATTAAACTTCGCATTCAAGTTCTGCGGACTAGTTCCTAACTCCTCCGCAACAGCAGCAACGGACATTCCCGAGCGCTTTATATATTGTTTCAGTTCTTCTCCGTTCATATTAAAACAAAATTAAATAATATTAAAATAAAATTAAAATCACCTCTAAATGTTTTATATTCCAAAATATTTTTTTTATTTTTGCACTCGAATTTCAAAGCGAGTTTAAAAACTCATTTGCAAAGATAAAGAAAATAATTTAAAATACAAATAAAATGGGAGAAAATTTTAATTATGATTTTCGGACACCGTTGCAGAAGCAGCAGGACGAACGAAAGAAGAACATCATAGCGATGTTTGCAGATTTCCGAGCAAAAGCACCTGCCGAGACCTCAGACAGCAGAATAATGCTCGCAGTTTCACAGCGTGTTGGTTGCACCCAGCAGAACGTGCGTGTTATCCTCATTAAGGCTGGATTGATAACACCAAAGAAGAGACGTGCAGCCGTGCGCAAATAATCAAGTAGAACCAATTTAAACATTCAGAGCGTATGAAGAAGTTTATCGAGATTATCACAAGTGACGAAGTATTATCCCTGGCAGTTGCCATCGTATTAGTAACTTTAATTTTTTGGAGGGCTTAGTTATGACGAACGAAGAACCAAAGGTAGCTGACGCAGGCAGATACACCATGACAGAGACCTGCAAGGTGCTGGGCATCCATCGAAACACCCTGCGCAGATGGTTGCAGGCTGGTAAGATTAAGGTCAAGTTCCGCAGAATCGACAACCGCAAGGTTTTCGAGGGCAGCGAGATTAAAAAAGTCTGGAGGATTGCCCTATGATGAATGCCTACGAAAAAGCGAAGCAGCTTACCGCCAAGTGGGAGCAGGAGCGAAAGGACAACAAGCGACTGGCAACCATGAAGGAAGCGGAAAGACGCATTCAGGTAAGGGAGTTCGACAATATGCTTTGCCTTTCACTGGACGGAGTTCCGGTGCTCCCTATGAGCGAGTTCAACAAGCAGACGCTTGCGGACGCACGTCTGACATTCTTTAACTATTTAATCAGACGGTAAGAGCCTATGGAACCAAGAATTATCAAACAATGCGAAGAGGCAATGTACGATGCCATCTGGCTGGAGTTAGACCGTGATCCACAGCGACCAGCGGTTGCAAGGGTAGATATTAAAACCAAGGCAGGCAATATCTGCGTATGGTGCGACAGAACCGGGAACATAGCGGTCGTGACGCACAAGAATAGCAACAACGACAGCGAGCGGCTGGAGGAAGCCATCGAGGGCTGCGTCAACTATCAGGACGTGATGGACGACTGGCTGGAGGAGAACAGCCAATACGCAGACCAAGACCCGATGGACGCCTTCGAGGAAAGCAGGCTCGACAGCCTTATGGCTCAACTGGTTTGATTACGATGTTAAACAATTATTATATGGTTCCCTGCAGCGGCAGGGCAAAGGGCGCACGCAAAACTCATTTTTCAAGGTTATCTAAAATTAGTTGTTTTTACCATGCAATATGCGGAAACGACAGCGTGCGCCCTGCAACGGAAGGGCATCCCTCGGCAGCTGGCAAGGGGGGGAAGTTTTGGCAGTCAACTGGGGTTCGAATCCCCAGCCTTCCACTAGAGTTAATGAACAATAAGTTGAACAATAAAAAGAACGAATTATGGAAAATGAAATTATTCAAGTAAGCGGTGGCGAAATGCTGGAAGCCATCAACCGCTCGGAGATTGACGGACAGATTGCAACAGCGCACAAGTTCCCGAGAGACATCATGCAATGCAAGCAGAATATGGTAGCATTGGCAGCCATGGACGATGATGTGGCATACAACTGCTTCTATCACCTAGAGCGCAAGGGCAAGGATGGTCAAGTGTCGGTTATTGAGGGTCCTAGTGTTAGGTTCACGGAAATCATTTCCGCATGTTGGAAGAACCTTCGCATCGCAGGTCGCATCATCGCAAACGATGGCAAGACCATCACGGCACAAGGCGTTTGCCACGACCTCGAGAGCAACGTGGCTTACTCTGTAGAAGTGAAGCGAAGCATTCTGACATCGAAGGGCTACACCTTCTCGCAGGACATGCAGGTGGTAGTTGGCAATGCAGCTGTGGCAATCGCCCAGCGTAACGCAATCTGCAAGGTCGTGCCGCAGGTATTGATTGCAAGCGTGGTGAAGGAAGTGCAGGCAAAGGCACTTGAGCACATCAAGCAGACTGGCGTACAGAGCCAGTGGAAGAGCTGCGTAGCCTGCTTCCAAGTGTACCAGGTAACAGACCTTATGCTGCTGGAATACCTGGGCAAGAAATCAGCCGAGGAAGTAACGGCAGAGGACATTCAGAAGCTGGCTGGTGTGTACAACGCCATCAAGGAAGGTACGACCACAGTGGAGGAGACCTTCAAAAAGCCAAAGCAGCAGGAAGCCATCGCACAGCAGGCGCAGGCAGCAGCCGAGAGCGCACAGAAGAAGGCAGAGAAGGCAATGAGCCGCAGCCAAGGAAAGACTGGCACAGCAGCGAAGAAGTAGTTTAGTTTATAAAGTTATAACGTTTGCCCGAACCGCCACGGCACAACCTATGGGGTGGGCTCCCATCATAACCTACCAAGGGAAGCCGTGGCAACTATTAAACATTCAGTAAAAAATTATGGCAGAAAAAGAAAAACAATCAGAACACAAGAGCACCATCGACAAGTACTTTGACAGAACCGCCAAGGCATACAAGACATGGGTCGAGGAAAACGAGGAAGAAAGAAATTTTCTACAGATTGCAGCAGAAGATAATGGGGATGTAAGCGAAGAAGGTGGCAAAGGCTTCGATTTCCATATTGCCTATTCCGGAAAAGCCGATATCCTCGCAAGTGGACTTGTGTATTCAATGAAGAGGGATGAATTCGTTCGTCAGCTTATCATTGGAGCAGCAAAAATGTATTATACCGCAAACATAAAAATAAAAGACAATGAAACAGATAATTAAATATAAAAGCAGAGAGGAGTGGTTGCAGAACCGCTCGAAGGGAATAGGAGCATCAGAGGCAGGCACAGTACTGGGACTGAACCCATGGGAAACACCATACCAGTTGTGGAGACGCAAGAAGGGTATCGACCCACCAAAGGTTGAGAACTTTGCGATGGTCGCAGGACATCTGCTTGAGGATGCCGTGGCGCAGTTCTTCAAGCGAGAGAGTCACTGCCACATCATCAAGGCATCGACTGACGACTACACCATCACGAACACCGATACTCCGTATCTGAGAGTAAGTCCAGACCGCACCTTCTGGAGAACCGGGGCAACGCACAACGAAGCGAGCAAGAGCATCCTCGAGTGCAAGACCACGCAGATGCAGATAGATGCAGACGACCTTCCGAAACATTGGTTCTGCCAGCTTCAGATGAACCTCGGAGTGGGAGAATACAAGGATGGAGCACTTGCCTGGCTGACAGCAGGCAGGGAGTTCGGCTACCGAGACATCGACTTCGACCCCGAATTCTTCGGATGGATGAGGGACGAGATAACCAAGTTTTGGCTTGACTACATCGTGGGCAACCAAGAGCCGCCAGCCTACAGCGCACAAGACGTTCTCCTAAAGTCTCCTCTACATGTAGCTGGCAAGGAAGTGACCGCAACGCAGGAGATACTCGAACAGATTGCTAGGCTCAAGGAACTCAAGGATCAGAACAAGAAACTGGAGACCGAGCAGGATGAGATTGAGGACAACTTGAAGCTGTTCTTCGGTGACGCAGAGAGTATCGTGGACGGAAACGGCAAGATGCTGGCAACGTGGAAAGCACCGAAGGCAAGCGAGAAGTTCGATGCCAAGGCTTATCTGGCAGACCATCCTAAAGAGTGCGCCAAGTACATCAAGCAGGTGCAGGGAGCACGAAGGCTACTCATTAAGTAAAGGCAGGGCTTATGGCTAGCGTTCATATATCAAAAACCGACCTAAGGAATATAATTTCCCAACTGGAGAATTATATTTCCCTAGGTGGGAAAGTGGCAGCACCGACCGACACAAGCCAGCGGAACAGAATCCGTATGGCTACAGTCTTGAAACGGAAGCTGGAGAAGAAACTATCATTATCAGAATAATACATCATGAGTGATTCATTTATCATATACACATCATATTTAAAAATCTTCGAGCAACTGACCGATGCACAACTCGGGCAGCTAACAAGGCACATGCTTTCTTTTGCAAAGACTGGCAAAGAACCTTCCATCGAAGACCCTCTCGTTAAGTTATCATTCGCATTCATCAAAGATGATATGGAGCGAAACCAGCGTAAATACGAGGAGAAGTGCGAGCGACTCCGTGCAAATGCACGAAAACGCTGGGACAAAAAGCAATTGGATTCAGAAGCAAGCGAAGACATGCAAAAGCATACAAACGTATGCAAAAGCATGCAAAAGCATGCAAATGCACAAATTGCAATGCATAATGATAATGAATATGTAAATGATAATGTTGATGATAATGATGTTTCTAAAGAAACAGATATAGAACCTTCTAAAGAAGGTATTCAGAGTGCATCGGTCAAGACCGAAGCACCCGGTGGCGGCAAGGTTTCGAAATCTCAAAAGATAGACTATGCTGCCGTCAAGGAATACTGGAACCGCAAGCATGATGAGACGAAGAGTGCGATGCCGCCTATTACGCTCATGACCGAGAACCGAAAGGTGATGGTCAAGGCAAGGGTTCGTCAATGCAAGGGAGACGTGAAAACTCTGTACCGGGTAATTGACATTGCGATGGCATCTGACTTCATGAACGGCAACAACAAGCACGGCTGGCTCGGCAAGTTCGATTGGATATTCGGTAATGAGCAGAATTTCGCAAAGGTGCTGGAAGCCAAAAGGGGCGGGAAGGGCAACTTCAACAACGAGCCAGCCACAAGCCAGCAGCCGCAATCGGCAGCAGCCATGGCGCAGGATCCAGCGGCAACGGCAAGACCGAGCATCGGGGAACTCTACGAGCAAGCCAAGCACCAGCAGCCAGCGAGCCAGCAGAGCCAAGACAGCAAGTTCAGATGGGTAATCCAGCAGAACCTCGAAGACTTGAAGAAGAACCCGAACAACAAGCCAGCCAAGGATTCGCTGACAAGATACTACGAACGTGGAGTTCTGCAGCGGCTGGGCATCGACTGGAAGCCCGAAAAATAACAAATGAGGGCAAAATCAGCCGCTCTGGGACGTTTTCACGCTTCGGGCGGTAAATTATAAGGCAAACAGATTTTAAACACTTAAAACAAAAGAATTATGGCAAGATATGCACTTAGAAACCAACAGAAGATAAAGGAAGTATACGGAACTTCGGTGTTAGAGAGAATGAAAGTATCGTTGGACGCTTATTTCAAGGCTGACGACATCAAGCCGGAGGAATGGGAAACGAACGAACCATACCCGATAATCTCAATTGACGACAAGGGGCATTCGTTCGGGCTTATCTGCTTTTACGTGACGAGTGTTGTCTATGACGTGTATCACCTAGCGTTCAAGGAGTTTGTTAGCTGAAAGTAAAACTAAAATTTAAATAAACGAAAGAATTATGGCAAAAGAGGTATTTATTGTAAACAACGAATGCTTCAAGACAGAATACCCGGTAGGGTCGACAATTAGCATTGAAGGTGTAAATTGCAAGGTGGTTGAGGATATAGGTCTATCTGGATATAACTGCAACGAGTGCATCTTGAACTGTAAGAGAGAAGGCATTACGTGCAGGAATCTTGCTTGTCTGAACACCGAAAGAGAAGACCGAAAGGACGTACACTTCGTAAAGATTGAAAGCCATGAATGAGTTATTTTTTCACGAATGCCGTGCCGCAGGGCTCGTATTCAAGACATCGAACGATTGGTGCAAATGGCTGACCGATAACAGCTACGACATCAAGAAGCCGGTCGCAGAGCATGAAGGCTTCAAGTTCAATATCAAAGATGAGTGCATCAATCCGCACGTAATCGAGTATGCCGCAGAGGGTGCAGACAACTGGGGATGGAAGGTAATGACCGCCAATACACAGTTCGGCTGGATATGGGGCTACAGCATTCAAAAAGGGAAGCATGGGTACGACAGCCCGGTAGCCTACCCGAGCAGATATGACACTCTAAGCATCTTCTACGGTAATGAGAAAGAAGCGGAGCACGATGCTCTGACCTGCATCATCAGAGACCTCGAGAAGAATGCTGGAACCAAGAACACCAACCTCCTTCTTTGGGCAGCTAAGAAGAAGAGGGCAGACATCATCCATCCACAGCAGGAACTTTTTAAATAGCGGAAAAGAAATGAAAAAGATAGAAATCGTCACAGATGAACACCGACATCACGTATACGTTGGCAACACCGATTTCTGGCTCAATACTTCGGAACTGTTGGAATTTTATTTTAAACTCGGACACGTGAAGTTGTAAACAATAAAAACATTCAGATTATGAAACAAGACGAAATTGATATTTATGAGATACTCAAAGACGAAGAGTACGGTACAGAGTTGTACACACCTAAATGCGGAAGGGTGTGGCACAGTGGAATGGCAAACAACAAGGACAGTGCGAAAGCAATCTGGACTGAGGACGAAGCCGGAAGAGAACACTTCTTCGACAAGAACGGAAAAATCTATAAAGAAGGAGAAATTCTGCTCTTCCCTTCGAAAGAAATGAGAGACTGGAGCAAGTTCTTCAAGAAGGGAGACGTGCTTGTTCATAGAAATGGAGACATACATGTTATCTTTGAAGGGTTTAAAGATAATCGCTACACAAGATTTAAAGGCAAGCATTATCTTTGGAAAGAATGTTTCGAAGATTATAACAAAGAAGTATCTGAAATGATAACTTTTACGTTTAGGAAAGCTAGCGATGATGAAGCCCAGATCTACATCAACACTATCGAGAAATTTTTGGGTGGCAAGTTGAACCGTGAAACTCTGGAGATAGAGAAACCTCAGCCAGAGTTCAAGGATGGGGATGTTTTGTTTGTGAAATGTAAGGGCAGTGCTTTTATCGAAATCTTTAATTACTCTAAAAATAATGGTGACTTATACGACCACGCTTCACTAGACACTACAACACATGAATTAGATATTAGTGGTGAATATAAAATATTCAAAGAGAATATCATGGAAATTCGCCTTGCCACAGAAGAAGAGAAAAAACAGTTCTTCTCAGCTATAGCAAAGAAAGGCAAGGCTTGGGATGCTGACAAGAAAATGATTGTGAACTTGAAGCCAGCGTTTGAAATCGGCAAACTCTACGTTTTCAGAGAGGAAGACGAGGACGGAGAGCTGACAATCATCGGCAAGCTCATCGGCAAGAACGAGAGCGAGGACACGCTGACATTCGGCAACCAGTACGAAATCGAGAACGAGAAGTTCGTGACCGACCAAGCCTTCGACCTGCGTATCAGCGTACACGAGGAACTTCGAGAAGCGACAGAGCTCGAAGTAGAACTGTTCAACAAGCATTATGCCATCTGGAAGAAAGAGAAGGAAGCGAAGGAGCAGCCAGCCTTCAAGACCTTTGACAAGGTGCTGGTAAGGTGCGGAAGAGGATTCAATTGGCTTCCAGCGTTCTTTGTCCGTGACCGTGGAGAGGATTTTGCATCTAGATACAACGTCTTGCCTTTACATAGCGGAAAGGCAGCAGACTTCACTCAATGCATCCCATACGAGGGTCACGAGAATTTTGCCTTCACTGACTACGACTTCGTAGACTTACCTTTCTAGTGGACGCATGGCGAGTGAATTATGCAAGGCTTGCGATGCCGGGCGAAACTGCATAAATGGCATATACTGCCCGGCACGCAAGCAATATGTAGAACATCAGGTAATACTTGAATGCAATGAGCGATTTCGCAACAAGGGAGAAGAACAGAACGTACTACCAGGAACATCGGGAACAGATCCTCAGAGCCACGAAGGAGTGGCGAAAGAGAAACCGGGAAAAATACCGGGCGTACCAAAAGGAGTACTGGAGTAAGCACTACCGGAACTACGGTACCAAGAACCGGGTAGCCGACAGAGCTATGCGTGAAAGGAAGAAGCCGGACGTAGAGAAGGCTCTTTCTCTGTTCAAGAATCCGCAGCAGGCAGCGCATCTGGCATGGCTGCTCGAAAACAAAAAGAATAATCGGTCGTGAGTTCAATAATAGAGTTATTAATCAGCGAGGACAGAAGGGGATGGCTCTCCTATCAGAACAAATAACTTATAACATCTTGAAATTAAGATATGAGAGCCGGAAACGCATCTCCCGAAGTCTGACAACAAACAAAGAAAGCGAGGTGGTACATGAAGAAGTAAGAAAAAGAAATCGTTAGAAAATTATGCTTTTATTCATTCGGCTGGCGGTGGAAGAAGGAAGAACCCTGCAACATATACATTTTGTTATTCATTTATTTTGCAAGCGCAGGCACAACTTCCGGAATCCCTGCCAGCTTTCTCTATCGCAACCAAAAAGAAGGGAAAGAAAGGGGTAGGGGAAAGATAGGGATAATAACGCATGTGCGCACATATATGCGCACGTAAAGGGCGTTGGATAATAAACTACACCAGCAGAACAAAATAAACGCTTATGCGTGAAATTCAAACAAAATAATTACTTTAAAGAAAAAATGGAAAAAGGAACAGTTATAATCGGAATCGACCCCGACAATCAGGAAAGCGGAGTTGGAGCAGTCTTTGACGACAAGAAGTTTCTCGCCTATAAAATGAACTTCCCAGCTTTGATAGATTACCTCAGAGCAATGAACGAGAGTTGCAAAAAGGTTAAGGTCGTTATTGAAGGCGGCTGGCTCAACAAAAGCAACTGGCATGTGCTTAATCGGTTCATGACAGCAGTCAAGGCAGCAGCAATCGGACGCTCTACCGGAATGAACCATCAGACCGGAATCTTGATTGTCGAGTGCTGCAAACACTACAATATCCCCTGCGAAATCATCAAGCCACTGAAGAAGTGCTGGAAGGGTAAAGACGGAAAAATCACGCAAGACGAGATTGCTTATTTTGTAAGCGCAGGAGAGAAAATGCCGAGAATGAACCAAGACCAGAGAGACGCACTTCTCCTCGCATGGGTGTGCGCAGGATACCCGGTCAGAGTTAAACCGCAGAAGCCACAGACAACCCTACAGAAGACCATCAGAGCCTTTGATGGATAATACAAAAACGAAGTGTTGGAAAAAGTTAAAAGTGTGCAAAGAACAAACAACTAAAGCAAAAAAGTCGTATCTTTGCGCCAGTGTTTGTCAGATAAGCACAAATTTCGAACTTAAAACAAGAAGAAAATGAAAACAGAAGAAATCGCACTATCGAGGGTCAGCGAGAACGAAGCGAACCCTAGAACCATAACTGAGGCGAATTTCCAAAAGCTGGTAAAGAGCATTCTTGTATTTCCTAAGATGCTCCAGCTTCGCCCTATAGTCGTAGACGAAACCTACAAGGCACTGGGTGGCAATATGAGAACGAGGGCACTCTGCCACATCGTGAGTATGACACCCGAAGCCATCATGGACGTTCTCGACACAGACCAGCGACTGACCGATGCAGAGAAGCTGGCAATCGCCAACTACTGGAGCCAGTGGAAGGAGCAGCCAACTGCAACTATCGTTAAGGCATCAGACCTCACGGAAGGACAGAAGAAAGAATTCATCATAAAGGATAATGCTGGCTTCGGAGACTGGGACACCAATGCACTGGCGAACCAGTGGAATACCGACCTTCTCAAAGACTGGGGTGTGGAATCTTTCAATAACTACGATATAAGCGGTTTTTTTGATGAAGATGATAAATCTATCGGAAACGAAGAGAAAACCGCTCAGAACGAGAATTTAAGTAAAATAACTATAGAAATTCCGTCAGAGATGGATGATAGTAAGCAGGAAATCATCGATTCTGTTCGTGAATTACTGAAGGATTACGAAGGAGTAAAGGTATATGAATAGGTTTGTAAACACATATAATGAGATTGTTGGCTTTCATCGCTATCCAACCGCTCCCCAGTTCTGCCTATATCTAGCGGCGAAACATCGTCACGTTTTTGTTATTAGGGCTTCATTTAGGGTGGAGCATAACAATAGACAACTGGAAATTAATCAGCAGCAAAATGAGATTAAAACTTATCTTTTGGATAAGTATGGAGAGCCTTGCAAGTTCGGTGATATGTCCTGCGAGGATATAGCCGAAGAGTTACTAACGCACTTTCATGCAAGTAGGGTGCAAGTTTTGGAGGACGGATATGGAGGAGCTACGATTACCGAGTAATATTAAGGTGCACTTCGCAGCCTGCGAAGTGCAAAACCAATTCCTGGCATTAAAAGAGTTGGGAGTAAATTACGGTCTATACACCGCTTATCCATTCGTTGAACGTCTCGTATTTGGTGGGGGGGTATCTCCTATAATGCCACTCAAGTGGCAGAAGGAAAACCCATATAAGGAGATTCCGAAATACATCATGGATAATATGAAGCACGTTATACAAGATAGCGGACTTTTCACGTTGATGTTTGGTAGCCAGCAAGGCAAGAAAGACGAGACTCTTATCAATAAGTGGTATGATGGTTTGGTTAGATATACCAATGAATATACGCAAGGTGTTACGATGGTTGAGGTGGACTGCCAAAAGGTACTGAACCCTTCTAAGGCTTGGGAGTTCCGTGAGCGTCTTCGTAATGATTGCCCTAACAATAGAATCATCAATGTCTTTCATCTAGAGGATGGGGCAAAAGGACTTGATCGGTTAATTGAATTTAGCGACTATATCGCAATCAGTGTTCCGGAGTTAAGAATAGCTGGAAAGGTTAGTCAAGTTCCAGCACTGGCGGCTTACATCAAAAGAAAGAAACCATCGATAGATATTCATCTCCTTGGTTGCACTGAATTGAAATTGCTTCGACAATGCAGGTTCTGCACAAGTGCTGATTCTACTACTTGGACCATCGGGAAAAGGTACGGATATATTGAAGGAAAGCATATTTCCTCAATCAATACCAAGAAGATAAAGCAGCATTATGGGGAAGATGTATATCTAAGAGTGCAAGAATACAACAAGAAAGAATATAATACGAACTTCTTGCTTCTTCAAGTAGATAAGTTGAAACATACTTATGAGAAAACTTGTGGATGTCAAGATTATAAAAATAAATAGCTTATGTATTACGTATCTAAGAAAATAGAGGTGGCAGCTTGCCACAAATTAAAGCTTTCGTATGAAAGTAAGTGCGCAAACCTTCACGGTCACAACTGGCACATCACTGTATATTGTAAGGCTGCAAAGCTGAACAAAGATGGAATGGTCGTGGACTTCAAGCACATCAAGCAGAAGATTCACGGCTATCTCGATCACGGTAATCTCAACGAGTTGCTTACTTTCAACCCTACTGCGGAGAATATCGCTAAGTGGATAACAGACCAAATCCCAGAGTGCTATAAGGCAGAAGTGCAAGAGAGTGATGGTAATATCGCAATCTATGAGGAGGACTAAGATATGAAGGTAAACGAGATTTTTTATTCCATTCAAGGTGAAGGAGCATACGCAGGTAATTCAGCTATCTTTGTGCGTTTCAGTGGTTGTAACCTCAAATGCCCATTCTGTGACACCGATTTCAAAAAGTATACAGAAATGGACGAATATGAAATTGTATTGGAGGTGATGAAACAATCATCTTCTTGCAAATTTGTTGTATTGACTGGTGGCGAGCCAACGCTGCAGGTTAATTCTAAGCTGCTGGAGTTGCTTCATAACAAAGGGTATTTTGTTGCGATGGAGACTAATGGAACAAATGAGGTTCCTGCTGGTGTAGACTGGGTAACATGTTCGCCTAAATGCCAATTCGTGAAAAATGGTGAATTGGCAATAAAGCAATGCAATGAGTTAAAGCTAGTATATACTGGCGAGAATGAGGTTACAGATTTCGGTATTAAGGCAGATTACTACTATTTGCAACCTTGCGATACTGGAGCAGAAAATGAAAATCGCTATATTGTAAATAGTTTGATTTGTTACGTTAAGGAAAATCCAAGATGGAAGATTAGTGTGCAACTTCAAAAAATACTGGAGGTGAGATAATGAACAGAAAAGAAGAAATTCAAAAGCACATCAAGGCTTTATTGCAGTTGATTGGCGATAATTCGGAGCGTGAGGGATTAAAGGGGACTCCCGAGCGTGTTGCGAGAATGTTCGGGGAGATTTACCGAGGTTATGACCCTGCACAGAAACCGAAGATTACCACATTCCAAAATGGAGTTGATGGTATTGTGTATGATAGTATGGTTATAGATGAAGGTACTTTCTATTCTATGTGCGAGCACCACATGATGCCATTCTTTGGTAAATATTGGTTTGCTTACATTCCAAACCCGAATGGTAAGATACTAGGTATATCTAAGATTGGTCGTGTCGTTGATTATTGCGCTGCTAGATTGCAGATACAAGAGCGATTGGGGCGAAACATCGTTGATATGCTTTCGGATGCCCTAGGTAAAGAAAATCCTCCTCTTGGCATCGCTATCGTTATGGAAGGTGAGCATCTTTGCAAAACTATGCGTGGAGTGAAAAAGAAAGGTATAATGCGCTCTTCGTACTTTGTTGGTGAATTTAAAAATAACAATGAATTGAGGTTGCAATTAGAGAATGCTATACGAGCCAGCAGGCAGGGTTAACCCCTGCCAGTGGCTTTAAGTATGCAATCACAAATGAAGTCGCTTTGGTTGCCCTCGATGGTTGCCAGTGCATCTAATACTTCCTGGGAGGCTGAGAAATAAAGTCGCTTGGCGCACTTTTTCTTTCGTCCAGAGCCTTTGCGTGCTCCACCCCAAGATTTGTTTGATGATTCGTTTAATTCACTCATAACGTTAAAAATTTGGTTGTATGAAAAATAATTCGTAAATTTGCAAACGAAATCCCAAAGTGGGGTGGTGGTTCGAGCACCACCCCTTGGAGCTTAGAATAATCTAATCGTAAATGATAAGATTTCTATTTTCCAAATCTTCAATGAAATTTTCAGTACGTTCATAAGACTTTGGGATTTCATTTTACTTTCCCTCATCCTCGGAGGGTTTCAGTAGATAAGGACTCTTCCCTTATTACGTTTGCAAAGATACGAAATTTATTTGAAATATGCAACTTTTTTCAAGAATATTTTAAATAAAAAACAAAGAAATTTTAACTATGCCAAAAGGTAATAACGAGAAGTTGCGGTTGCAGCGCATCGACATACAGAACCGCCTAGACATCATTGCTCCTCTGTACCGCCGAGGTTGGACGGAGCGAGAAATCACTGCGGAGGTTCGCAAGCGGCTCGACAGACCGAAATACAATCAAGCGCACTGCGACATTCAGCGGTTATTGAAGGAGTGGAGGGAAGAGAGACTGACCGACACGGACGAAAAGATAACAAGCGAGGTGGCAAGATTGAAGCTGGTAATACGTGAAGCCTGGGAAGCCTGGGAGAAGTCGAAGGAAGACTACCACTTGCAGAAATCAACCCAGCATGGACAGCCTTTATTTGATGAGCGAGGAAAGCAGATTTCAATCGAGACCGTCAAGGCGATAATGTACGATGCCGAGAAGCGAGGATTCGGAGAACCACGCTACCTCGACATCATCATCAAGGCAGAGACGCAGATTTGTAAGCTGCTCGGACTGGATAAGGTCGTGCTCGACCTGAACGCAGGCTTCCAAGGCGGCATCGAGGTACGCTACATCAACTCGGGACATACTTGCGCATCCAGCGAGCAGGAAGTAATCGAGCGTGAAGGATTGGATAAAGAATAATTTAACCATAATTTTGTTTTAAGTTTTTATTGTTTGAAAGAATGGCACTATTTGACGTTATTGGTGAACTCTATGATCCGAATGCGGACGTGAAGCCAAGGTTTCTCGTGAACCAAGGAGGCACGTCCTCGGGGAAGACATACACCATCATGCAGCGTCTTATAGTGCTTTCTTTTGAGCATCCAAGGGTAATTATCACAGTGTGCGGTCAAGACCTTCCGAACCTAAAGGTGGGAGCCATGCGAGACCTCGACACTATCCTGCACACAAGGGCAGAGTTGCTGGACTGGTTCAAGAACAACAAGAGCGACAGCAGCTACCGAGGGAAGAACGGCTCAATCATCGAGTTCAAGAGTTATCAAGATGCGCAGGATGCCAAGAACGGTAAGCGAGACTATCTGTTCGTTAACGAGGCGAACGGTGTGCCCTACGAAGTGTTCTGGCAGCTTGCCATCCGAACCCGAAAGCAGGTGTTCATCGACTACAACCCAAGCGCACGCTTCTGGGTGCACAACAACATCATCGGAAGGGATGACTGTCGACTGATCCTGAGCGACCACCGAAACAACAGATTTCTCACGGAGCAGGAACACAAGAAAATTGAAGAGATTGACGACCCCGAACTGTGGCGAGTTTATGCAAGAGGATTGACCGGAAAGATTACCGGGCTTATCTTCACCAACTGGGGCATCGTTGATAAGCTGCCACCAAGGGAGGAGTGGAAGATGGAATGCAGGGGTATGGACTTCGGATTCACCAACGACCCAACTGCGCTGGAGCACGTTATATTGGCGCACGGAGAGTTATGGGTGGACGAAGAAATCTACCAGCCTGGAATGACGAACGATGACATCGCAGACCGATGCAAGGAACAAGGACGGACGAAACGTGACCTTATCATTGCGGATTCGGCAGAGCCTAAGAGCATTCAGGAGATACACAACCGAGGTCTGTGGATAATCGGCAGCACTAAAGGCAAGGACAGTATCAACAACGGCATCGACATCTTGAAGCGTTTTCGCATCAATATAACAAGACGCAGCCACGGCATCATCGGGAACATGCAGCAATACAAGTGGAAGAAGTCAAGGGATGGAGAGACAACGAACCAGCCTATAGACGCATTTAACCACGGCATAGACGCAATACGATACGTAGCCTTAAAGAAGTTATCCGTAGCGAGCCATGGAACGGCTAGGGCGCACGTATTAAGGCAAAGATAACGACAAAATTATAAAGCGTATGGATAATAACACTACATTCAAGTACTGGCTGGCAGTTGCTAGGCACACCAGCTATAAAATCGGCAAGCAGCCACGACCAGCTTTCGTTGGAGGAAAGCAAGTGCCCGACAATCTCAACCAGCTATCCATCGGGCAGCTGATAGACCTTTCCCAGCTATCCGACAGCGAGGAAAGTCTGTATCAGATAGTGACAACCGTCCTCGGTCTGAGCCACAAGGAAGTGGAGCAGGCTAGGGCGGTTGATGTCGTTATGCTCATAGGCTGGGTAACAGCAGAGGTCGAGCGCATCAACAAGCTCTTCGAGAGCACCGACACAGCGAAGCCAACAAGACTGGAGAAGGAAGCAGGCATAGATACCCTGCGCTTTGGTCTGTTTGGCATGTTGGACTGGTACGCGGTAAGGATGGGCATCAGCGACCACGACCAAGTTCTGAAAACACCATGGCTTCGCATCTACAAGTGCATGGAAATGGACAACAAGAGAAGCGTGTACGAGCGGAACCTGCAGAAGTTGCAAGCGGAAGAAATGAAACGTAAATCTAGATAATTATGGCAACAATCAGAGAAACATTAAAGCAGTTGGCAGCAGACACGCTACCAGACTATACCTACCTATTCGAGGACTGGGACACAGCAGACACCAAGCTGGAGAAACTGAACTATCCAGCAATCGTGTGCATCATCCCAGCTAGCGGCACGACAGAGATACGCAACGGCAGGGTATACGACACCGTGAACGTAGCCCTGGCGTATCTCGACACCGTACCGAGGGGAGCGGAAGGAGAAGACAACGGAGAGTGCATCGACCGAATGAAGGTGGCAGGGGCAAGGATGATACGAGCCATCAACAAGTCGCACCAGTTCGAACCATTGGAAGGGCAGCAGTACTACGAGACCATCATCGAGCGTTTGAGCACGATCGTGTCGGGCGTAATGTACTCCCTGCAACTGACACAGAGAATAGGAGGATGTGAGGTATGAGCAAGGGAGGTATTCAATTCGACCCCAAGGCGGCATCGCTCATAATGCGTGAGGAGGTTGAGAGAGCACGGCAGCTTATCATCAACCACATACGTATCAACGGACAGAACGCATCGGGGCGCACCATTGCGAGCCTAAAGGTGGAGCAGCCCAGCGAGGAAGAAACCATCCTCTGGGGACACAAGCCATTCGGAGTTCTCGAGACCGGACGAAGGGCAGGAAAGATACCATACGGCTTCCGTGGCATCATCCGGCAGTGGATGAAAGACAAGGGACTGCATGGCACACCTATACCCTACAAGACCGACCGGGCACACAAGTACACTCCACAAGAGCGTGGCGACATGAGCATGGCAGGAGCCATCGCCCACACCATCGCCAACAAGGGTTCTAAACTGCACCGGACGGGCGGCAGGGCTGACGTATACAGCAACGTTTTGCCCGACACAATGAAGCGGCTCGGGCAGCGACTTATTTTCTTAATCCACCAGTCGGTGGGAAGTATCAAACTTAACAATGAGACGGTATGAGACAGACAACAACAAACAATATCACGATTCAATACCCGGACGATGTAGGCTTCGCATTCTTGCCTTGCATCATCAAGGCGAGCGGAAGCAACCTATCGTGGATTGAGGTAATAATAAGATGTGGTAACTCAGAACGAGCCTACAATGTGGAGGCGTTCAACGGAAAGTGTATAACAGACTTCAAAGCATACGTGCAAGCCATTTTCGATGGACGCATCAATGCAGGCGTGGACTGGACGATAAACTATGACGTCAATAACTTATCCCAGTACATAAGAGTTGAGGTTAACGCATACGATGACAGAGACGGACAGCTTGCGAGCATCGAATTCACTACGAACGTAGTATGGGGTGCGCCAAGGTTCGGGGAGACCTGGAACGGCTACAAACGCCTTACGTGGTTCACCAACTATCCGTTCTCTTTTGGTATGTATTTAAGTAAGGCGGACACCAAACTGCTTATAGGTTACGAGGGAGCACCCAACAAGCTGCTTGAGATTCCGAACACCAACATGATAGACTTCAATGCAGCCATATTACCAAGCGGTGCCAGGTACTGGAACATCTACGACTACGATGGAGAGATTCAGCAGGGAACGTTTGACAATACTTTCGACCTTACTTTCTGTCTATCTGCCGGTGGAAAGCAGTCACTATTGCTGCGCATTGACAGAGACGATACCGAGAGCGGCATCTATCTGCGTTGGATTGACCGACACGGATTCATTCGCTATTGGCTATTTGCGTCTGGGGAGGAAACGAGAGAAATAGCCAGCGACCTGAGTTTCATACGCAACAATCTGGGTAAATACAGCGACATATACGGCTACGTTGGCGACAGCGGAAGAAGGCAGGGATACGAGCGCACGGATTCAATCAAACTTTGTGCCCCGTTGGTTGACAGTGATACGTTCGATATGCTGCAAGACCTAGCCAGCAGCCCAGTCGTTGACATGTACCTCGGGGGAGACTGGATGCACGAGGAAGACCAGTGGACGAGCGTAACAATCAAGGCAGGAAGCTACACGAAGAGCACAGCTTGCTTGCAGGATTTCGTGTGCGAAATGATAATAAATAACATTAACGTTCAGAGATTATGACAGACCAGCAACTTTATATAGACGGAGTTTTGATGGATTTGCCGGAGAGCACCGATGTGGTGCTCGACATTAAGAGCAACCTTTTTCGTGACGTCACGAAAATGACCTCGAACTACACGTACACCATCCAGCTACCACGGACGGTGCATAATCTTTCAGTTCTGCAGCAAGCGGACAGACCGAAGAGCGGCAGCAGATACCCTTTTATTTTCCACCAGTGCAGTTATTTCCGTGGAGGTGTACAAATTATCAAGGACGGACGATTGAACGTTCTGAGCATCGAGGAAAGCATCGAGGTTTCAATCTACTGGGGTATTATGCCAGCGTTCACGAAGTTACTGGAGAGCGGAATGAAACTGAACGAACTGGGAGTGACAGACAGAGTTATTTTTGAAAAGTACAACACCCCGAACACAAGGGAGGAAGCCGTGAGCAAGGGGATATTCTTTGCTTATTACAATCCATACCGAATTGAGAGCAAAGATAACTTTGGTATTAATCTGGTGCAGAGGAATAAGTATACCACGACACAATACTCGGCTAGCCGTGGACGCATCAGAACTGGCGCAGAGGTCGGAAAGTACATCAGTGGAAATATAGAGAACGCATCGGACACGATTTGTGCTCTCATCCCCTTCTTGCCATCATCAACGGCAAATGTGCAAGCGCAAGGAAAGGGCGATTACAGAAGCTATGCAGTACTGGATAAGTACATGCGGGTTATATCCGTGAGCGGAGAAGATGAGACGCTGGAAGTATACACCATCAGAGGAGAGGCTAGAGCTGCATACCTCGTAGTGAATGCACCTGCCGAATATTACAGCACTCTGTCGCTATCAGTTACCGGGCTGACACCTATGCACGAAATGATAGATGGCGATAATAAGGAGGATTTCGTAGGCGATGATGTGGCGGTGGATGAATATAAAACGTCCCCAAAATTCTTGCAGCCATGTGTGACCGTAAACTGGCTATTGTCAAGGATAGCGAGGAAGTCGGGCGTATCTTTCGTTTGGCAGGATGATGAAGCAAAGAAGATGTTGAACAACCTCGTTGTGCCTATAATCAACAACAAGGCAGACGACAAGACAATCATCGGTAATCTGACCGCAGACGTTAAGAGCCGTGACGGACTGGGAGCACTTTCCTTTTCCGTCAACAACTCATTGACGTCAGTCACACCAAGCACTGGCAGTGATGTACAGAAACTGACGATAACGAAGGATTGCGAACTGATCTTTGATGTGCAAGTGCAATACTACGTCAGACATCAGTTTGAAGACGCAGCGGAGATTCAGTTGCCTATGGGCGTGAAAATGACCGTGACAACACCAAGTACCACCGGAGGTGAGGCATCCACGCAGGAATACGAGTTCGGAGATTTGAAATACGAGGATGGGCAGGTTAAGTACCCGGTCGTACTACGCAGATATGCTATCGATGGCTATCTTTATTTGCTTTCGGCAGGGACAAACACTATATCGCTAAAGAAGGACGATGTACTGACGTTTGAGACTATCATGCACGGAATAAACACAGTCAACATGCCTTCCGTTTATGGCGGCAAAATCACTGCGAGCGTCAAGAGTGGGGACAGCGTTCCGATTGGTGGAAGTTTCCCTATCGGCATAAACCTGCCTGAAATCGAGGTAACAAACTTCATAAAGTTTCTGGCTTTGATAACTGGCTCGTTCCCTAGGCAACTGACCAACAGCACGCAAGTGCAGTTTATCATGTTTACCAGAGTTTGGGCAAACAAGGCGAACGCCTACGACTGGAGCGGAAAACTCATTCCGTATGACCGCCAAGGTGCACCACGAAAAAGCGAGTATAACGTTTCAGACTTCATGCAACACAACCGCTACAAGTGGAAGGAAGACGAAGAGACAACCGGGGACTATGATGCAGACCTCGCAATCAGCAACCAGACTTTGGGCTATGAGCAGGACACATGGACGCTACCTTTTGCAGCCAGCGATGACAACCGCATACCGATAAGAACACTTGATTCTTTCGGCATGAAGAATGGTGGAGAGTATAAGGGATGCAAGGAGCGGATAATGACGCTAAGAGATGATAAGGAGCAAGCTGCACTTCGATTTGGTATTGACCTTCAGAACATATTCGATACGAAGTACAAGCAGCTTGCAGCAAGTATCGCCAGGGCGCACGTAATCACGGAACGGCTCAATCTGTCGGACTTGGATATACTAGATTTTGACGAAACGAAGCCAGTGTACCTTGCCCAGTACGGAGCGTATTTTGCTGTTCTGGAAATCAAGACAACAAACAGCGGATATTGTGAGGTTACAATGATAGAGTTGATCAACTAAAAGAAAAAACTATGGTAAGTGAAGACAAACAGCAGATTCTTGACATCAAGGTCAAGTACGAGGATGCAATCTATGGCATCATCAGATACAAGGAAAAGATAGACCAGTTGAAGGCAAGTATCAAGGACTTGCAGCAGCAGGAAAAAGACAAGACCATCACGACAAACGAAATGAAGGTGCAGACGGAAGCCATCAACGCAACCATCAAGGAGTACCAGTACAACGTGCGTGCCCTGCAGAAGGAAATCCAGAACAACGTGCGCACAGAGAACGAGCAGGAGGGCAGCTTGAAACAGCTGCGTGCCCAGCTTTCAAATGCCACCAAGGCTTACGATGAGATGAGCCGTGCCGAGCGTGAGAGTTCCAAGGGGCAGGAGATGCAGGAGCATATCCAAGACTTGATAGAGGAACTGAAAGAGGCTGAGGAGGCTACAGGAAGATTTCAGCGCAGTGTCGGCAGCTATTACGATTCAATGATGAAGGCGGCTGACGACCTACAGAATACCGAGTTTTTCGGTTTTGATGTTGTTAATGATACTGGAATCGGAAAGGTTATGGAAATGGGAAAGTCTGTGGAAGACCTAAGGGTGAAGTTTGGCGCGTTGAAAAATACGGCTCTTTCCTTATTGACCAACCCTTATTTCCTCGCCATGGCAGGTGTGGCTGGTGTCGGAATGGCATTCAAATGGTGGTATGACTACAACAAGGGATTGATGGAAGCCACACGACTGACGCAGCAGTTCACCGGATTGACCGGGGTCGAGATGAAATCCGTGCGCAACGAGGTTCTTGCGGTATCTAATGCATTCGGTTTGGAATTCACGGAGACGATGCAGTCTGCCAATACGATGAGCAAGGCTTTCGGCATTTCCGTTTCTGAGAGTTTGAAGATTATGCAAGACGGACTGGTGAGCGGAGCAAACGCCAACGGTGAGTTTCTCGACACGATTAAAGAATACCCGAGATACTTCAAGGAAGCCGGACTGAATGCAGAAGAAATGGTGGCAATATCAACGCAAGCGACCAAGGAAGGCATCTTCAGCGACAAGGGTGTTGATACCATCAAGGAAGGAAATATACGACTGCGAGAAATGACAACCGCTACGGCTGCTGCACTTGACAGAATAGGTATTTCTTCCAAGCAAGTTCAGAAGGACTTGCAGGACGGAAGCAAGACCACATTTCAGGTTATGCAAGAGGTGGCTAATAAGCTAAAGGAACTCCCACAATCAAGTGCCGCTGTAGGTAGCGCAATTGCAAACATCTTCGGTGGTCCTGGAGAGGATGCCGGACTTGCTTATATTGAGATGCTCGGAAATATCGAACTTGATATGGACAAAGTGAAGGCAAAGTCCGGGGATATTGCCAAGGCACAAGAAGACGAATTGAATGCAACCAAGGAATTGCAGGACGCAATGGCTTCTTTGTTTGATTATACCGGGGGTGGATTCGAGAAGATGAAGGATCAGTTGTCAACGATTGCGAAGAAATCACTTACGGCAGTTATCAAGGGAGTGGTGAAGGCGATAAACTACTTCATCGATTGGTACAATGACAGCCTTCTGTTGCGAGGGGTAATCAATGCACTAGGCGCAAGTTTCCGCTTGATGTGGAACGCAATCAAGCTCGTATGCAATCTTGGAATAGACGCATTCAAGAGGATGGGCTTTGCAGCCAAGGGCATGCTTGATATTCTCGAAGGTATCGTGACTTTCGACCTATCCAAGGCACAGAAGGGATTCAAGGAAATATTCGACATTTCCGGCACTATCAAGGAAGCATGGCACGACATCAAGAACGCTAGCATAGAGATAGGCAATTCCTTCGCTGACGGATTCGAGAACACCGTGAACGGAAGGCTCGAACACATAAAGCTATCCAGCGTGAACGGTGGAGCGACCAGCAGCGAGCCAGCGAGCGGAAACAAGGGAACGACACCAGCAGCAGCCAAGGGCAACACCACCAAGACCAAGGCACAGAGAGCCAAGGAAGAAGCGGAAGCCAAGGCAGAGGCAGAGCGAAGGAAGAAGCAGGAAAAGGAATTGCAGGAAGCGATTGCGCTTATACAGTACAAGTACAACGAGCAAGTAATGGACGCTAAGAAGCGATACCTCGCAGGCATGTACGACAACGAGCGAGACTACAGCAACGACCTCGAACAGCTGGAGAAGAACATGGTGTCACGAAGCATTGACGCATACGTGGCGGCAGGGCAAATTGGAGCGGAAAAGGCGCAGGAAATGCAGGCTAAGCTGCTCGATATTATGATTAAGGCGAAAGCGGACATCAAGAACCAAGCAAAAGAGATTGTGGACGAACTCAACAAGGAGTTCGAGGAAGCAGAGAAGAAGCGAAGGGATGCGGACATCATGAACGGTGGCACTGGAGAGGAAGACGATGCAGCCAAGCTGGAGAGATACAAGACTTTCCTTCAGAGCAAACTGGACGCATACAAGGACTATGCAGCCGTGCAGGAACAGCTCCAGAAAGACCTGAGCGATACTAACGTGGAAATACAAAAGACTGAGAATGATAAAAAGAAGCAGTTGACAGAAGAACAACTTCAAAACATGAAAAGCTATATTTTGGCAGTTGGAGATGCTTTTGTCGATTTCTTTAATAGTGAAGATAAATCTTTTCATTCTTTTCTGAAATCTTTACTTAGCTCTTTGCTGGATGCCGTAGAGATAGCCATGGAGGCACAATACATTGAAATCCTAGGAAGAGGCTTAGCTAAACTCGGATGGGCAGGCGTGGCAGACGCAGCAGCGAAACTCGCATTGCTTAAAGCAGCATTCGCAGGAGCGAAAGCACTCGTCAAGGGATTCTCCACTGGTGGCTACGTCCAAGGCTCGGGCACTGGAACCAGCGACAGCATCCCGGCAAGGCTTTCCAATGGCGAGAGCGTAATGACCGCCAAGGCGACATCGATGTTCAGCCCTATGCTATCCGCATTCAACCAGCTAGGCGGTGGCGTGCCTATCGTAGTAAACAACGGAGGCAGCAACATCGGCATGGATATGCTGGCGGCAGCTGTAGCAAGAGGGTATCAGATGGCTCCCCAGCCAGTAGTGAGCGTAGAGGAGATAAACCGAACCCAGCGTAGAGTGCAGACGATAGAGAATATCGGCAGGATTTAAAGTGTAGTTATTTCTTTAAGATTTGCGTTCTGAGCGGTTTTCGCTTGAAGGTGGTAAAGTTACACACCCAAGGTGATAAAAGCCGCTTAGAGCGCAAAATTTTGGCTTGTTTAGAAAAATTAACTGCTTACGAGATAAACATATTGAAAAATATCGTATCTTTGCAGCGTTTTAAAACTTAAAAAATCACGATTCAATGGCAAAACTCAGAATATACAACGACATCGACAGCCAAGACAATAAGTTCTGGTATCAATGGTGGGGAGGCGATTGCGTATGTTTCCAGGATATAGATGCTTTTGCGGCAAGCATACCGAAAGACGATGATTCCATCGATATGCGCATCTTCTGCAATGGCGGCTCTGTGGTCGAAGGTTGGGCGATTTACGACCGACTGCGACAGAGCGGAAAGAAGATTTCCTGCACCGTGGAGGGCAAGGCAGCATCCATGGCAACAATCATCATGCTTGCAGCACCAAAGGAGAGCCGCAAGGCATACGAGAACGCTGCCTTCCTGCTGCATAATCCGTGGGTTCCTGGCTGGGGGTTGGGCGACCAGCTGAACGCAAAGGACTTGAAGAACCTGGGCGAGGAAATGCAGATGTGGCAGGATAAGATGGTGGACGCATACGTAGAGCGGTGCGAGTGCGACCGGGAAGAGATTCAAGCCTTGATGGATAAGGACATCTTCATCAACACCAGCGAGGCTTTGCGCCTAGGTCTTATCAGCAGCACCGTTCCAGCACTCAGCGCAAGCGCATCAAAACGCAACATAGAAAATTTTATTAATTCAAAACAACAAAATCCAAAAGCAATGGAGAAGAAAACAGAAGTAAAGGCTTCTCTCCTCGACAAGATTCTCGCCAAGTTGGGCGTGAAGACACTGGAGGAAGCAGAGCAGGCGGTGGAAGAGCCGCAAGCCAAGGCAGAGCCAAAGGCGATGGAACTCAACACAGCAGACGGACAGACACTGACCGTTGAGCGTGAAGAGGGAGATCCACAAGTTGGCGACAAGGCAAGTCCGGACGGAACGTTTGAAATGCCGGACGGTAAGACAATTGTTGTCGAGGACGGTGTAATTACCGACATTCAGACCGCAGATAACACCGACAACAACACCGACAATGAGGGCGGTGAAGGCGGTGAAGGCGGCAGCGCATCAAGCACCGACAACGACACCGTAGCCAAGTTGCAGCAGCAGGTAGCAGCACTCAAGCAGCAGTTGAACGACACCAAGGCACAGCTGGCAAGCGCACAGAAACTCGCGAAGAGCAAGGAGGATATGCGCATCTTGAATGCAGTGAAGATGGCTGGCGGTGCGGAGAAGGTGCTGGCAGGCTTCAGCAGCCACTACCAGCCAGCACAGCGACAGCCAAGCGGCAAAGGCGCAGGCGACAACGTGAACGCTGTCGAGGAAGGTAAGAACGCCATCAAGGAGAGACTTGCCAAACTCCACAAAAAGGGCAAGAAGTAACCAAGTATTAACCCATTAAATCAAAAGAAAATAATGGCAGGATTTACAAAAAAGCAACTCGAGAACCTTAAACTCGAGCCAGAAAACCTCGCAAGCATCAAGGATGCCGTGCAGGAAACCTTCTACCAAGATGAGGATTTTTCTTCATTCGTGAACATCATGAAGGTCAAGAACGATGATCCAATCGCACTCATCGGTGAGATGGAAATGGTCGGTAAGGCAGGTGGCGGTTGCGACCCTACCTACGAAGAGAAGGGTATCGCCAACTCTCAGAAGCGTTGGGAACTCGGGCAGTGGGAAATCCCTATCAAGATTTGCTACGAGGCATTGAAGGGAACCATCGCTGAGTATTCATTGAAGACTGGCACAGCCATTGGCGACCTTACCAGCACCGACTTTATGACCATCTACACCGATGCACTCCAGCGAGCCATGCAGCAGATGATTTGGCGTTTCGGCTGGTTCGGTGACAAGGCGGCAGCATTGGCAGGTGAAGGTGGAGGCAAGCTGACAGCAGGATCGGACGTTAATATGTTCAACGTCTGTGACGGTCTCTTCAAGCGCATCTTTACAGCCACAGCAGCAAAGAACCACACCACCATCGCAGCCAACAGCGAGACCACGGCAGCAGCGCAGGTTTCAGCATTGCGCAAAAAGGGTACGGCTACAACACTCGTTGACACCATCTTGATGGACGTGGACACACGTATCGTTGACGATAGCGATGCCGTGTTGCTTATGACACGCTCGCTTGCTGACGCATTGACCTACGACATCAAGCAGACCTACCACGATATTATGCCGTGGGAGAAGGTGTTCGATGGATTCGATTTAGCGACCTACAACGGAGTGAAGATTGCTCGTGTCGGCATCTGGGATAGAATGATTAACGCATACGAGAAGGGCGAGACGACAGTCAACCTTCCACACCGTGCGGTATTCTGCAACCCGAAGCACCTTATGGTGGGCACTGATGCCGATGCACTCATCAGTGACCTCGACATCTGGTTCGACCAGAAGGAGCGCAGAAACTATCTCTATGCTACAGGTAAGATTGGAACGGCTCTCCTCGAAGAGGACATGATCCATGCAGCTTACTAATCGCTCCAAATTTTCAGTTTAGTATTAAGTTATTTTGACAATCCTCAACACCCACAAAACGGTGTTGGGGATATAACAATTTAAAACGAATTAATATGGCAACAACTTGCGAGAGCCTTATCGCCCAGGACATCATCATCCCTTGCGAAGACCAGGTAACAAAGGGACTGGAGGGCGATGGACTTATTATCAACCGAGACGACATTGACTTCACCAAGTCCGTTGTAGCGGGCAATATAATTAAAACATTAGTTTTGAAGACTGGCAAGAAAGCATACGCTATCCGGCAGGAAGGCAGCAAGCCATTCACTGGAACCAAGACTGAGCTGACCGTTGGCACGTATCGCAACAGCTGGAAGAACACCGTAGCAGTCGTGGTATTGGCTAACACACCTGACGTTTGCGCAAATATCATTGACGGACTGGCGAACGGAAAGTTCGTTATCATCCTTCGCAACCTCTCTAAGGGAGCGGACGGAAAGGCAGAGTATCAGGTGTTCGGATATGCGCAGGCACTGAAGGCAAGCGCAGGCGAGAACGACAAGTACTCAGACGACACCGAGGGTGGCTGGCTTATCACGCTGGAAGAGGAGAGCGTACCGAAGGCAGCTTATTTCTTCTTCGACACAGACAGCGAGACCACAGCAGCCAAGTATAAGAGCCTTCTGACGGAAGCAGCAGCGTAGCCTATGACATACAAGGAAGCAACAGCCAAGGTCGGGGAGTTGAAGGAACGTTTCGACAGTCCCTTTGATGCAACCGACAAGGCGGTTATCGAAACTCTTTACTTCGAGGTAACACGAAAGCGGTTTGTCCCGACAACCTGCCAGCAGTGTTACCACGATGCTCTGATAGAAATATATCTAAAACTCAAAAAAGAAAAGGCAATGCCAAAAACATGTAATTACGCAATGAAGGCAGGTTTTATCATTTCCTGCCCGGATTTCTACCATGGTAAGATTTTCACTAACGAGAACCTGACCGACAAGGTAGCGCATGAATATCTGACGAAGTACCCACACATGGAAAGCTACTTTCAGAAGATACCCAGTGATGAACTCATCGAGAACAAGCAGCCGCCAGCAGACAGCGACAGCGGTGCAGATGATACCGCAGGGAAAGATCCTGCCGAAAAAGCAGCAGGCAGCGACAAGAAGAAAGACATCGACCAAGCCGAGAAAGCAGGCAAGGAAGAGTAACAAAACAACAAGTAAAACGACACAAGCAGTATGAACGTTAAAACAGTTAAAAAGCCAAAGCGAAGGGTTGATATTGGCTACGTCAGCCGATTCAAGATGCAGGCATACGGATATGATAATCTATATCCGCAGAACCTCGCACGCATCACGGAAGCCAGCGGTACGGCAATGCTGTGCCTTAACCGCTACGCCCGATTCATTGAGGGCTACGGCTTCGATAGCGATGTTATCGCAGCGTTAGCGATGAACCAGCAAGGGGACACGGCAGACGATTTACTGCGGAACGTAGCGCAAGACCTCGCACGCTTTGGAGGCTTTGCCCTTCATGTTAACTACAACGTTCTAGGGCAGGTGTCGAGCGTGAGCCACGTACCCTTCGAAAATTGTCGACTAGAAGAGACGGACGACAAGGGGAGCGTGGCGCACGTCTTGCTGCATCCTGACTGGGAGCAGAAGAAAACGAGGAACGGAAAGCGGTTGATGGTGAACGAGAAGACCATCGAGCGCATCAACGTCTTCAATCCCGACCCCGACATCGTTCTTGAACAGATTGAGAACGCTGGCGGCATCGACAGCTACAAGGGGCAGATTCTGTGGCAGAGCCTAGACGGACAGTTTATTTACCCGACCGCCAGCTACGATTCAGCCATCACGGAGATTTCGACCGATGAGGGACTGGGTAACGTCAAGATGCGAAACGTCCGCAACAACTTCCTCGTATCGTGTATGATTGTAACAAAAAAAGGCGTTCCGAAGTTCAACGAGGAAGGCGAAGAGGTGGAGAGCGGACAGATGATTTCCGATGAAGACCTTTTGCAGTTCCAGGGGGACGAGAACACAGCGAAGATTCTTGCTGTAGAGGTTGAGAACGAGGAAGACGAACCAAAGGTTGTCGCCTTCCCGACTAAGAACTTCGACAAGGAGTTTTCTGTAACAGACAGCAGCGTTATTGAACGCATCTACGCACAGTTCCACCAAGAACTCTTCTACTCAATTCGTATTGGCAAGCTTGGATTCAGTGGGAAGGTGATGCAGGATGCCTACGAGTACTATGCCGGAGAGGTAACGACAGAGCAGCGTTTCATCGAGCGAGCCTTCAAAAAGATTTTCGAGAACTGGCACGATTCTGCCATTCAGAACCTAGACCCCAAGCTGCAGCCGTTGAAGTATATTAGCAGCGAAGCGGCAGGAAACAACACTATAGATTAATTGATTGAGCCTATGGGAGAACAAAGAAAACAACTTATCACGGTTGATCAGTTCCGAGAACTGGCAAGACCGACCAGCGTACACCTAGATAAGGATGAAGTGAACGCATACATTCGAGAATGCGAAGATGCGAACATCATACCAGCCATCGGGTGGAAGCGGTTCAAGGCAGCGACCGAGCAGGGAGAGTGGGACGATTCAGTCTTGCCCGATTTCCAGCCTGCGGTCTTCCTGGACGGTGGCGAATATACCACCAAGAAGGAGGGCGATTGCAGCCAAGAAGAAACCAAGGTGCAGAAGTACACCAGCGGAATACGCAAAGCACTCGCTTATTTCACGTATGCGAGGCTTTTTCGTGCCGATGGCGCAATTATAAGCCGAGCAGGTGGAATGCGCCACAGAGACGATTATTCAGACCATGTTCAAGACGTTTCAAACAACAAGCAATACAACGACATCATGGATATGGCGGAAAGATATTTATCAGATGCCCTTAAATACCTTAAGGCATTCACCTCGAAAGGAGAAGTGAAGGCACAGCGAGGAACAAGGGCACACATTCACGCAATAGGCAACTAAAAGCATATAAGTTATGAACGAGGATATTCAAAAAATGCTCCGTATGGCAGAGCTGATACGAGATGCAACGCAGGTTGGAGAAAACACAGCGGTGCGTGTCGGCACGGAAATTTACGACATCGTTGTCGAGTTAAGCAGGATGCTTGCCATGATGGACGATAAACTGGAGAACGATGCGGTCGTTAGGATTATCAAGAGTGAACTCGCCAAGATAACAATAACGGAAGCGCAAATTGCGGATGGGGCGATAACGGCAGCGAAGCTTGCCGATGGCTCTGTAAAGAACAGACACCTAGCATCCAATTGTGTGACCTCAGATAAAATACAACCGGGAGCGGTCAAACACGACCATCTGACCGAGGACTGTATATCAACTGGAAACATCAGAGACGGCAGCGTGACAGCAAAAAAACTCGGCACGGATATCTACAAGGATATCGCAAACAAAGTGACCGACATCGTGACGAAGGACTTCCCTCCAGCAATCACGGAGGAACAGATAACAGATATTACTAGTAAATAACAATTTAAAACAATAGATTATGCAATTTTTAGACGCAATTGGACTTGCTTCCTTTTGGAAGAAGATTAAGGACTGGGCTAATTCTCGTTTTTTTAGCAAAAGAGGTGGTGAAATTAATCCTGAAAACGGTTTGCATTATGTGATTAACGGAGAACACCTAGGTATAACAACAAGTGGTAGTGAAAACGAAACTATAGACATTTTCAATGTTGATGAAAATGGAATGGAAGCTATAAATATCGTGAAGACTGGAGGCACTGCAACCCAAGTGTTGATGGCAAACGGAAGTGTGAAAACTTTGAATGCAGCCAACGGCATTTGTGGACTTGATTCACATGGCTACGTTCCATTAAGTCAATTAGGTAATCTTGATACTACAGTTGCAGAAGTGGTAACTGCTCTTCCTACAACTAATATTAAGAAGCATATTTATCTTATTAAAGATACTAGTGGTGTTTCACAGAATCAATATGAGGAATATATTTATACTGGTAATACTAGTGCAACTTATGATGCTTCAAAATGGGAGAAACTCGGAGACTTCCGTGCTACAGTAGACCTTGCAGATTATGCTAAGAAGAATAAAGCAGTGGGGAGTATAGATGTTCAGGAAAGTGCAAGTGCTGTTGATTTTGAATATAAGGATATAAATGGAACTAGACTAGGTTATTTTAGCCTAGAAAGGGCTTCAGAGAATGTAGCTGGTGTTATGAGTTCAGCAGATAGAAAAAAGCTTAACGGAATAGCAGACAATGCCAATAATTACTCTTTGCCAACCGCAAGTTCAACCATAAAGGGTGGCATTACCCTTGGTTATCCGCAGAGTGGTAAGAACTACCCAGTTGCGCTTGATAGCAATGGCAAGGCTTATGTTAATGTTCCATGGACTGACACAAACACCACATATGACTTGTCGCCTTATGCTAAGACGGCAGACGTAAACAAGGCACTGGCAAAAAAGGTTGACGTGGTAAGCGGGAAGGGGCTTTCGACCGAAGACTTCACGGCAGCACTCAAAACCAAGTTGAACGGCATCGCCACTGGCGCAACTGCGGACAGCGCAATCCCAATATCGGTAATTGATTCATTAAATTAGAAAGGAGGTTTGTATGAACTTCTTAGATAAAAGTGGACTAAACCATCTTTGGACAAAAATAAAAGCAAATTTTGGCACTGCTAGTGTTAATAATTTTGATTATAGAACTGAACTAGACAACGTAGGACATATAAGTATTCCATTTGTCGCAAATCATCAGATTGTTAATATGGATTATTCGTCTAATATCAACGTATGCGATTGGTTTAAGGGTGCATCAGAAGGAGGTATCTTGGAGATAGTCTTCACAGAAGCACGAAATGGATACACATATTGTATTAATGATGAGGGTATATCTATGATATATAAAACGGCGATAACAAGCACTGGTCCAATATTAAAGAACCTTAGTTCCCTGGCTACAGCGTATAATACTTATGCACGCTTCATCAAATTAGATGGAAAGCTAATAGTTGCAGAGTTTGTTACAAACAGATAAAATTGTATAAATAAAATAAATTATTATGATAAATAAAACAGGTAGAGCAAAACCAGTAACTCCTAAAGCAGGAGTTACTAAAACCTCAAGAAGATATGCTTGTGGTGGTAAACTTGAACTCTAAGTCGCTGACTTTAGAAATTTAAAAGTAAGACAATATGAAGAAGAATAAGAAACAATTACATGAAGCACTGGCTGTGCTTCTTACTAAATTATCATCGGCAAGGGACAATCCCCTGCTGATGGATAACTATGCTGTAAAAGCCTTGCGCACGGTTCTTTTGGAATACAAGGAATCGGGCGAACTTCACGAAGCATACAAGGAGCAGATACAATCCACGCTGGAGAGTGACAACCCCTGGGTAGCTATGATGATGAAGTCAATTGGCGCAGACCCTACTATTAAGAACGGCATGACCGATGAAGCCATTGACGGAATGATTGATTCGATGTTGGGGGTAGAATAATACAATTTTCGTCTGAAAATATATATAATAATATACAATAATTTTAATAAATTATATATGAATGACAAGGAGAAAGAACTATGGCGAGTTATAGACAACGTAATCAAGTGTTGTGCTATTGAACTTCAGAACGGAGAGTTGAGCATTACGAGAGAAGACGTTCTCGGCAAGTCTAGAGCTGAAAATCTCGTAATGGCAAGATGTATGGTCGTTGAGCAGATGATACACGCAGGATTCAGCATAACGACCATTGCGACCGTTCTGAACCGCACCGTTTCAGCAGTGAGACATCTGAGCAAGATGTCTTACACCTATATCAGTACGTCTCGAGTTTATCGACTTGCCACGGCACAAGCGACCCTTCTAAACAAGGACGTAGAGCCGATTTGCATTTAAGAAACAAAAAGAAAATAACCAAAAGCGTTCTTTGACAATAATTCGATAAATACACCTGCACTAACTTTTTGGAGCGAGCCAAAAATCAGAGTAACTTTGCAGCGGATTCCAATATTTGGCTTCCGTAACGTAATTAACTCAAAATTTTATGGCAGACACTATCGAGAAAGTTTATTGCACTGGGGACGGTGGCAATGACAACCTAGCAGCAGCCTTGCTCGCTAGAGGTAACAACAATGACCCTATGGCGCTTATGGCGGCAATGGGCGGTGGTATGGGCAACTGGATGAATAACCCGTTTGCCTATATGATGATGATGGCTTGGATGCGAGACTGGAATAACCGTGGCGGCAACTTGCAGGACACGGAATTGCAGAATCAGATTGCGAGCCTTCGCACACAGATGCAGGACGGCAATAATACGGCACTCCTGATGGACGCAGTGAAGGGCAACAACGTTGCTCTTGGTCAGCTGGCGCAGAACCTTAACTGCGATATGAACCAGCTGCAGAATGCAGTCTGTGGCGTGCAGGCAGCAATCCAAAATGTAGGCGGCAAGGTTGGTTTCAGCGCAGAGCGAGTAATCAACGCAGCGAACCTCGGAAACCTCAACATCATCCAGCAGTTGAAGGACTGTTGCTGCACCACCCAGCAGAACATCAACCGTATGGGCTACGAGAACCAGCTGGGGCAGAAGGACATCATCAACTCAATGCAGCGAGGATTCGACTTCAACAACCGCAGCATAGAGCGAGGCTTCTCGGCACTCGGTTTCCAGCTTCAGCAGGACAAGTGCGACATCATCCGCTCGAACCAAGACAACACCCAGCGTATCGTTGACGTTCTCAACAATCACTGGCATCAGGATTTGCAGCAGCGGTACAACGATGCACGCCTGGAGTTGAGCCAGCAGCGACAGAACGCTGAACTGATTGCAGCGTTGAAGACCACCACAACCACCACTGGAGCGTAGGCGGTCTGAACAAAATCTATCAAGGGGCAACTCGCTGTTCTATCAGTGAGACCCCTTTTTGTCTATTTATCGAATTATCTAAAAAGAGCGCATCATGGAATTTAAGAATATACAGAGAAATCACCCGGTCTATCTGCTAGACAAGCAGACGGTGGAAGTTAAGGAAGGCAAGGTCGTAGACAACCAGCCGCACATCAACACTGGCATCGCAACCATTTCCAGCAGCGGACAGCCAATGCGAGACGTAACAATCGAGGTGGAGGGAAAGCAGACCATCTACACCATACCCGAACACCTCGGAGTTACCTTTGCAGGCGAAATCGTACTGGCAACCGACAAGGCAGACCTTTTGCCCGAAGTTGGGAAATTGGTAAATGAAGCCGATGAGATAATCAAGGCATACGAGCCAAGCAAGGAGCGGAAAGCCAAAGGCGAGGAACTTCTTGCAGCTTTGAACCCGGCAATCAAGGAGAAGCAGGAAACCGAAAAGCGTTTCAAGGCACTTGAGGGCGATATAAGCGGCATTCGTGGCATGGTTAAACAGTTACTCGACAAACTAGGATAGGAGGGCGCACAATGAAGAAAATAATCGTTTTGCGCCATTCTTGCGACAGCGAGGAAGAGCGACACCAGCACCAAGAGAGCGACATCATCCACGGCTTGCCATACGAGAAGGCAGCAAAGGCACTCATGGGAGCCAGTGGATATGTGGCATACGTTGCCAAGCACGGCTACCACTTCACGAAGCAGCTAGCAATCAAGGCAAGCGAGCAGATGAAGAACGTAGACGGAACGAGCCACCGATGGACGGTAGACGAAATCCGTTTGGCAACAAACAACGAGATAATCTCAAAGGGCACGACCCTCGGGGATATTCTCTATTTGGCTAATATGGCTTATGCGGACTTCTACCCGAAGGTAATCAAGACCGAGAGCGACTGCGTACAGTATGCTATTGCCGTAGCCAGTGATCCGGACGGATACGAGGGTATGGCATTCTGCAGGTGGACGGCAGACATCATCGGAAAGGGCGTTACTATCGACTGGGAGAAATTGGAATAACCAAAAAAAATAAATTGATATGAGCGAAGTATTTCACGATTTTCAGGTGCACCACCTATATCTGTGCGCCCTAGTAATTTTTATCTGTTTCGCTACAATTCTGATAGCGATGACAATTGACCTGATAGCAGGCATACAGAAGGCGAAGGAACTGCATATTGCAAGAACGTCAACCGGACTAAAGAAGACGTGCGACAAGGCGAAGAAGTATTTCCCGACATTCGGTATTGCTTCGCTTATGGACGTGGCTACGTGCATTATCTCTCCCTTCCCTCTGTTCGCCATCGCCTGGACGGTGTATCTGCTTTTGTGCGAGTTTAAGAGCATCCGGGAAAAAGCATACGAGAAGGCTGAGATACGCAAGCAAGACCGCACGATGCAGGTTATCCTCGAAAATAAGGACGAAATTGCGAAGGCGGTTGTCGAGATAATGAAGGAAGAGCGAAAGAAAGGAGGAGACAATGAGGATAACTAGAGCGCAACTAATAAAGGTAATGCCGAATGCAGGCAGCAGGGCAGACACCTATCTTCCAATCATCAACGGATGGGCAGAGCATTTCCGCATCAATACTCCTTTGCGAATGGCGCACTACCTCGCACAGATTGCCCACGAATCCGGTGAGCTCAGATATACCAAGGAACTTGCAAGCGGAAGAGCCTACGAGGGCAGGAAAGACCTAGGCAATACCCAGCAGGGCGATGGCGTGAAGTATAAGGGCAGAGGTCTTATTCAGATAACCGGGCGAGCCAACTACCGGAAGTATGCTAATTATTGCGGCTTCGATGTTGTTGGCAGTCCCGAACTCCTGGAGCGTTCTCTGGGAGCAACGAAATCCTCGATGTGGGTATTCGACACCTTCGGCTGCAATGAGTTGGCAGACCAAGACAACTTGAAGGCTATCCGCAGGAAGATAAACGGAGGCTATAATGGACTGGCAGCCTGCGAGAAGTATTTGAAGCGAGCCAAGGAAGCCTTGGAAATCAAGATGCTTGCGTAATAAACACATCAATCTAACGTTTATAAAGTATGGAAAATTCAAGAAAAGGGCGAAATTTGCGTTCTGTGGCGTTATTTCTCGCCATGCTTATAATTACCCCACTTTTAATTTTTGGCTGTTCCTGCGCTAAATCAGCGCAAAATAACACGATTTATCACGACAGCACACACACCAGTGTAAGACGTGACAGCGTGAACCAGCGACAGATCCACTTGCAGGACACCCGGCAGCACGACAGCATATTCAAGCAGGACAGCGTGCTGGTGTACATCAAGGGCGACACTGTAATCAAAGAGCGGTGGCACAATCTTACGACCACCAGATGGATGACGACAACAAAGACCGACACCATCGTGGGCGACATTTACAAATTCGTGACCGACACCGTAAAGGTCAAGTTTTACGTCAACCGATACAAGACCAAGGAGGTGGAGAAGCCAGCGAGCACATGGCACAAGATAAGGCTATTCATTGGCGATTGCGTGATTCTGTTTCTGTTCCTTCTTGCGGTTAACTGGATAAAGGAGCGCATCAAGAAGAGGGTTCAATAGGTTCAATCATAATATCAATTTTTAGAAGGGCAGGAAGCGCAGGAGAGCGTTTTTCTGCCCATTTTTTGTGCGAAGAACACTGAGAGAAAAGGGGTAGGGGATATGAGAGTTAGATTATATTCATTCTAGCTAATGCGTGCAGGTTATTATTATATAGAGCGTGGAAAGCGTACCGAAAACAGCCAAAAGCGTACTGAAAACAGCCTAAAACGTACCGAAAACGACCGAAAATACCCGTGCTTACGACATAAACAGCCAAAAAGTTAAAATATTAATATCTTTCGGGAAAAATTTTGGTGGAACCGAAAAATATTAATATCTTTGCACCGTGTTTAGGAGATAAGCTC